TGGTCCGAGAAGGACATGACAGGAAACCTGATCCGTCAAATGGCTAGGGACCCCCACGCAGATCAGTGGGAGGTTGTTGAACTGCCTGCCATATTACCGAGTGGCGAACCCACGTGGCCCGAGTTCTGGAAACGGGAAGAGTTGGAAAGTGTAAAAGCTTCTATACCCCCGTATCAGTGGAACGCACAATATCAGCAGGCTCCAACGTCCGAGAGTCTAGCTATTCTGAAACGCGAGTGGTGGAAGATATGGGAAGGGTCGAGTGTCCCGAATCTTCAATATGTAATACAGAGCTACGATACGGCGTTCTCGAAACGCGAAACAGCGGACTATAGTGCGATTACGACGTGGGGAGTGTTTTATCCGGAGGAAGGTGGTGGACCGGCGGCTCTGATATTACTGGATGCGAAGAAGGGTAGATGGGACTTTCCGGAGTTGAAACAAATAGCACTCGAGGAGTATAAGTATTGGGAACCGGAGACGGTGATTATTGAAGCGAAGGCTACAGGGACCCCTCTGACCCACGAGTTGAGACAGATTGGTGTGCCTGTTGTGAACTTTACGCCAGCGCGAGGTACGGATAAACTGTCGAGAGCACATGCTGTGTCTCCGTTGTTTGAAGCTGGCATGATCTACGCTCCTGATGAATCTTGGGCACATGAGGTTATTGAGGAATGCGCTGCGTTTCCGAATGGGACGCACGACGACTTGGTGGATAGTACCACTCAAGCGTTGATGAGGTATCGACAAGGAAATTTTGTTAGTCTGCCCAGTGACGATGATTGGGGAGAGTACGAAGGTAAACAGATGACGATTACGGCGGAATCCTATTATGGTTAAGTTTGCTTTGGATCTAGCGGTCAAAAGACTTGCTGCATTACGCAGTAAAGCGGACAAACAAACCAAAGAACTTATTGAAGAGTCCATGAAGCCTGCCACCCGTAAACGCCTTGAAGGCGAACGCACGGAAACAATACGGAAGATCAAAGATTTGAAAAAAGACATAGAGGATAATTTGCCTCCGGGTGCGCCACGTCCACCGGGAATGGCTATGGGGGGAGCGGTTTTATCGAGGGGCCTGTCCGGTCTGATTCAAAATTACAGCACGGGACCCCTAGCAAGGATTAGTGTTCCACGTGGAACACCTCAGAATATGTTCCGGGGTGGTGCTCCAGGTATGCGAGGCGTTGGCTTTGCAGGACCGCAGCGTATCCCAGAGATAGATCAGTCTGCAATTACGGCTGCACTAGCTAATTTACCGGCATCCACGCCTACCGGCTCACGGCGCACGTTAGATCGAGACGCTACCGAAGCTCTTGCCCAGGGTCGTCCACCACCTCCGACAATTCCTACAAATATTGGTATACAAACGCCTAGCCCTAGTCCGGTTGCTACACAAGAGGAAATAGTGCCCGTAGCCAACGCAGCGGCTAGGGCGGGTAGGGGTACCATCTACGACCCTAGATTCGATCCTGTAGTAAATCAGACTGTTGCTACGCAAGAAGAAATAGTTCCCGTAGCAAACGAAACGGCTAGGATAAATCAGACTGTTGTGGCGCAAGAGGGGGCAGTCCCGATGACAGCAGCGGAGACGTTAGCTGCTGCCCCTATAGCAACAAGGACGGCGGCAACTCCCGTAGCACAAGCTCTGACCGGCTCACGACCAACAGACTTCTTAGGCTTTGAAACAACAGAAGGGGCTGCCGAAATGGGAGCCACGGCCCCCGGCCAAACGCCTTTCGAACCCGGCATGTTATTGACAGAACCAGGTGGCATAACCGCAGAAGACATTGCTGGGGCAGAACAGCAAGCAGCAGAACAGGCTGCTTCGGACCAAGCTGCCGCAGAAGAGGCGGCGCGTCTAGAGGCAGAACGATTAGCTGCTGAAGAAGCCGCTCGTATTGCTGCTGAACAAGAAGCTGCAAGAATACGAGAAGAGCAACTAGCTGCAGAACAACTCGCCGCCCAACAAGCTGCCGAGGCTGCCGCAGCAGCGGAAGCACAGCGTCAGGCAGAATTGGAGGACCAAAGACAGGCAGAAATACTGGCACAGCAAGAAGCTGAACGTATTGCACAGGAACAGGCGGCACAAGAAGCCGCTGCTCAACAAGCTGCGGCTCAGTTAGCAGCAGAACAACTGGCGGCACAAGAAGCCGCTGCACAAGCGGAAGCACAGCGTCTGGCGGAAGAAGAGGCTGCTAGAATCGCAGCAGAGGAAGCTGCACAGGCAGAGGCGCAACGAATCGCGGACGAAGCTGCTGCCGAGGCAGAAAGAGTTCGACTAGCGCAAATAGCGGAAGCCGAAAGACTCGCAGAAGAACAAAGACTTGCAGAATTAGCAGCGCAAGAGGCTGCTCGACAAGAAGCTGAAAGACTTGCTGCCGAGGAACTGGCAGCGCAAGAGGCTGCTGCACAGGCTGCTGCGTTAGCTGAACAGGAAGCAGAACGAATAAGACAGGAAGAGATAGCCGCTGCACTGGCACAACAAGAAGCCGCTGAAGCCGCTGAAAGAGAAAAAGTGCTGGCTGAAATTGCAGAGCGTCAGCGTCTGGAAGACGAAGCCGCTGCACTAGCCGAGCAGGAAGCATTGGCCGCTGCACAGGCAGAAGCCGCGGCTGCGGAGCAACTCGCCGCTGAACAACTGGCAGCACAGCAGGCAGCCGATTTAGCGGCACAGCAGAATCTCGAACAACAGGCGTTAGCTGCCGAACAGTTGGCGGCACAACAGGCCGCAGAACAATCCGCACTGGAGGCCGAGATAGCCGCAACCCCAGACCCTGATTCGGTATACACGCCCCCGACGCAAACAGAAATAGATCAGGCTGCTACGGTTGCTCAAACAGAAGCGGGTGATTTATTTACGACGCCGACGGATACTGGTGAAGTGATTGACCGGGGTCGCTTCGGAACCGTGGACCCCGTTGCGACCACGACTGCCGACACGACCCAAGCAGATCCTGCTCCGCAACAAAACACTCCGGCTGTCATCACACAAGCTAGCGATGGTTCTTTCCATCCAAACCCTGCAGCGGCAGCAGCGTATGAACAACAACTGGCAGCGCAACAGGCAGCGCGTTCCTCTGGATTGGAATCGTTACTCATTAGACCTGATTTCGATGTCAGCGGAGCAATATCCGACTTTACTTCGGGATACGATAGCAGTAGAGACAAAACATTCCGTCGCACCTTTTATCCGTTCCAAGAATTGACCGATGAGCAAAAAGAAAACGCATACATAGCAGAAGTCTTCAAACCGGTTGCTGATGTAAGTCGATTCCGGCCTGCGTTGACGTTTGGTGAGACTACAGGTACGACAACAGGCACCACCGGCACAGATACCTCTGGCGTTCCGACCGGAAACGTGAACACAGGAGCCGCAGCGTCTGCTCCGGGCCAATATGGTTTGGCGATGAATGAAATGTACCAATGTCCTCCCGGTTATGTGTTAGCGTTCGAAAATGGCAGGGCGACTTGCAAAAGCACAAAAACGGCAGGAGGACCTGGTGGTCGTAAAGACGTTCCCCCGGAAGTAGTAGAATTATCGGAGACAGGCTAGATGGCAAACGGCGACACACCCCAAGTATCTCTGATGGACCGCGAGGGCGGTACACTGTCAGACGAAGACATAGAAGCGGTCGAGGTAGAAGCTTTACCGAATGAGATGTCACGAGTCACGGACATTGAAGGCATTGAAATCATTCAAGAAGACGATGGTGGCGTCTCGGTAGACTTTGATCCCATGCGTAGCAGGGACCGTGAAGACGATTTTTATGACAATCTGGCGGAGTTTTTGCCGGATTCTGTGCTGGCACAGGTATCAAACGAGCTTACTGACCAGTATCGGTCAAACAAAGCATCCCGACAGGATTGGGAAGACGCGTATTCCAAGGGCCTTGAACTGCTTGGCTTCAACTATGAAGAGCGAACAGAGCCTTTTCGGGGTGCGACCGGTGTAACACACCCGCTTTTGGCAGAAGCAGCGGTTCAGTTTCAAGCGCAGGCGTTCAACGAACTGCTACCAGCGGACGGTCCTGTACGCACCACGGTTCTCGGAACACAGACCAGAGCAAAAACAGAGCAGGCATCTCGTGTTCAAGGGTTTATGAACTACTACATCACCAATGTGATGGAGGAGTACACCCCAGAATTTGACCAAATGCTGTTTTATTTGCCGTTGGCAGGCTCTACTTTCAAAAAAGTGTACTTTGATGATGCACTTGGTAGGCCTGTTTCTAAATTTATACCAGCAGAACACCTTGTTGTGCCGTATGAAAGCAACGATTTAGAGACTTGTCCGAACATTACACACACTGTTCGCATGTCTTTGAACGATTTACGCAAGCAACAGGTCAGTGGATTCTATCGTGACATTACTGTTTTGCCCTCTCAGTCAGAAAGCACGTCTGTTTCAGACGAAATTGACTACATTGACGGCACAAAATCCACTGGAATCGACTATGACTGTACCTTGTTGGAGTGTCATGTCGATTTAGACCTCGAGGGGTACGAAGATACGGACAATGACGGCGAACCAACGGGCATAAAGATCCCGTATATCGTCACAATCAGCGAAGACAACGGAAAAGTGCTGTCGATTCGTAGAAATTACCGCGAAAACGACCCGATGAAAGCAAAAATCGCGTATTTTGTGCATTACAAGTTCCTTCCGGGGTTCGGATTCTACGGAATGGGCCTCATTCACACAATTGGTGGCTTGTCAAGGACCGCGACGGCGGCTTTGAGGCAACTTATTGACGCTGGAACGCTTTCGAACTTGCCAGCAGGCTTCAAAGCGCGTGGTTTGCGGATTAGGGACGATGATGACCCGCTACAGCCGGGTGAATTTAGAGATGTGGACGCTCCTGGGGGTCAAATACGTGATTCTTTGATGCCTTTGCCCTTCAAAGGGCCAGATGGCACGTTATTTCAGCTTTTGGGCTTTGTAGTCAACGCGGCACAGCGGTTTGCCACCATTACCGACATGAAAGTGGGTGACGGCAATCAAGGCGCGGCTGTTGGAACGACAATTGCGATGATCGAGCAGGGTGCGCGGGTGATGAGCGCAATACATAAGCGTCTTCACTATGCGATGAAAATTGAGTTTCAGATTCTTTCGAGGGTGATGTCGGAGAGTTTACCCCCGGTTTATCCGTATGAGGTACCGGGGGCGGACGCGGCGGTCAAAGCAGAAGATTTTGACCAGCGTGTGGACGTTATGCCGGTCTCTGACCCAAATATCTTTTCCCAGAGCCAACGTATAGCCATAGCGCAAACAGAGCTTCAGATGGCAATGCAGGCCCCAGAAATACACAATATACCCGAGGTCTATCGTCGAGTGTATGACGCGCTGGGTGTGAAGAATGTGGATCAGATACTGAAGGCAGACACGCC